TTGTTAAAAATGCTGTAGGAGAAGTCGTGGAAATTCCTACATTCCCAGTAGCTAAATCCATTTGTAATATAGGGTCAATGCCAAGACTTCCAGCATCAGTTAAGGTTCTGAATTTAAATACATCATCCATAATAACCTGTTGTATGGTTTTTGTATTACTTCCACCAGCAGTATCTTTTAAAATTATGTCTGATTGTGTTGCACCTTCTAATCTTAATCTTGAAGCTGAGTCACTTGATTGCATCCTTATTTCTTTTGAACCAGTACCACTGATGTGTAAATTAGTATCTGGGTTGGCATGTCCAATAGCAATATTCTTTGACCCATCAATCGCTATCACTGTACCATCAGCAGTTCCTAAATCACTAACACCTTGAACAATTTTAAACTTATCTGAATCAGAGTTATCAATTCCCATCATAACTCGTTTTGTTCCAGTTAATAAGAATTGAGCAATAGCATCACCAGTACCATCATTTTCAATTAGTAGTCCATTAGTTGTATCTGTTGTAGAATTATCTTGTTTAATGTGAAGTTTTGCAGATGCACTTCCACCAACTCCTACTCTATCTGTATTAAGGTACAATGGAGTTGCATCATTATCTCCAGTTTTTACTTGTACTGCATTACTGCCATTACCAGCTACTGTTGAACCAGTATCACCTTCTAATTTTAAAAGACTTGTATAGGTTGATGCTATTGTCTTATTTGTTAATGTTGCCATAATAAATCCTTTATACTATATCTTCCCACTTGCGAAGTTCTCCGTTCCAAGTGTCATTAATTGAATTCCAAATATCTCTAACCTTTGCTGCAATAGAAGCCATAGCCGTTGTTACACTAGCTAAACCTCCTGATACACCCAGCTTCATGTTAGCCTATGTATGCAATAAGTGCTCCAGAGGTCAAATCAATTTCTGTCCATCTTCCAAAAATTGTTAACCCTTGTGGAAACGTATTACTTGCATCTATTTGAGCACCACCTGAACCTTGACTTGTTGTTTCAGATCCATCTGATTCATCGTGAGCTGCTGCTTGTGTATTTGCATAAAGATCTGCATCTTCAGCAACTAAACCACCACTTGCATCAAATACCGAATCTTCTAAAAATGTTATGGCAACAAAAACAGAATCACTTGGTGGACTGGCTGCCGCCGTTGTGTCTATAAACATAGAACCAACTTGTCCAAATCCAATGTTTCCTGCTTCGACTACACTATACTTTTGTTTTCCTCCAGCCATCTTGTTTCTCCTTTGTTACAATGCCTTACCGAGCTTGACTATTCTCATGGGCATCTTGGTTAAATTTTTACACATCATCTAAAATTGCTGCAACCTGTACAGTTACAGTTGCAGATCCTTGTGCAGTTGCATATCCGTATACTCCGTCGAGCGTACAACTTCGTGCATGTAAATCTTCAACTGTTGTATTGACTGGTTTTAATACGATCATTTCGCCTGCACCAATAATATTTATTCCCTTTAAATCATAAGCTGCCGTACCAGTAATTAAATCTATTGCAACACCTTCTGTTGCAGTTGTAGACATATTTTTAATTGCAATCCAATGAATTTTATCTCCAGTTGCAACTTGATCTGCACTCCCTAAAAATGAATCGCCAGAGTCTAATAAATTGTTACTAGCTCCATTGGTTACAGAGACTTCTGCAAATACCCATCTGTCGTTTGCATCTTTAGGTTCATAGTTAAAAGAACCGCCCATGTCTGATTTTAAATCATCTAAAAAAATAGATGCTGAAATGTTTGTAGTTGCTTTATCTGCCATAATTAATTCCTTCTTTGATCTGGTACACGACCAATAAAGTTTTGTAATCCTTGATTGTATTCAGCATTCAACATTTGATACTGACCTTGCCTCCATTGATAATCGGTAACTTGTTTTTGAATTTTAGCACTATAGTTTTGTATATCAGAATTGCGTTCCTGAATTGCTTTATTAACTTGTGCTGAATAATTTTGAACTTCTCCTTGATATTTTTGCAATATCTGAGCATCATCTGATTGCGAGAGTTGAGCATTTTGAATTGCTTTTTGTAATTCAGCTTGATACTCAACATTTGCATCATTAAATACGTTTAATTCATTTTGTATATCTGCCTGATATTTGCCTATTTGAGCATTGATTTCCTGAATTTTAGACCCAGCAAGTTCAACATCTTCATCGTTAGATATAAATGCATCGACAATACTAAAAGACGGCACCGATACAGGAGCTGTATACACAGGTGCAGTTGCAGTAAATGTAACTGAGTTATCACTTAATACAGGAGCCACAGGAACAAAGGGCATTGTTAATGTCCCTGAAATATCGGTTGGCAATGCTGATGATTTATCAGCTAAAATTCTTTGTAAACATTTAACGGCTGCACCCAGCACCATTAAATGCTCTGCTTCTAATGGAAAAAATTGAGTAGCTGAATCTCCATGTGCAATTAACGTACTTCCATCTGTTGTAGGTTGTTTTGGTACATAAACTAAAAATCCAGTTGCTAATGAGCCTGCTGTAACAATGTATACTTTTTCATCTTTGGTGTAATAAATAGGATCGGTTGTATTGGCATAATGAATTGATCCTGAATCTTTATATTTACCAATGTCACTATACGGAACTCTTTTTGCTACATATTGATCTTTATGCACTTCTAATATTTTTTTACCATCAATCGCTAATCCACTTGTCGAAACACTTGATTCATAAGACGAGTTAATTAACTTATTCTTTGGAGCAACATGAATAATCTCTGTACCAGCATCTAACAATGACTGTGTAATAAGGGCATCGTCTCCGACAGAACCGATTAAATCTTCTATTTGTGTTTTAAAACTCATAATTCTGTAAAACTTGTTGATGCAATACTTGCTTCCGTATAAGAAGCAGAAGTAATGCTTGGTTCTGTAAAAGAGGTCGATGCAATCGATGTTTCATCATACGTTGGTACACTAATCGTTAATTCTGTCAAAGCAGTTAAACCATCCCATGTCGCTGGAAAGGTAACATTGCCCCACGTTGCCGTTAGGTTTTGCCAATAATCTGTTCCAATAAATACTTCTGTCATTAGAAATCGTATTGCCTTATATGGTAGCCTGATCCATCTCTACCTTTGTTTGCATATTTTTTAGCTTCATTTATAGATGCTCTAAAGCTGTTTTTAAAATAAATGGCATTGTTTAATAATTGAGGTTTGGTTTCATATCCCTTTGCAATAGCATAATCTGCTAATGCATCATGAAACTCTTCTGGTATTGCAGGAGATTCTCCCATACGAATACCGCCACTTCCTGTTCCTGTTGTGGCTACAAAATTTTCATCTTTTTTAACCGCATGTATGGTAACGGTTTTAGCCTCATTGACTGAAATATAATTCGTACTGGTATCTAAATCAGACTTCATAGCTAATCCAATAGCATCTCGTTCTGTCCACCATACTTTTTTTAATGCTGCGGTTCTTTGATCAACTGACATCTGTCTTCTCTGGTTTACCACCGACTAATCTTGGAATTTCATATCCATCATAATCAACTCGTGTTATTTCAATAATGTCATCATCTAAATCATAATAACGCTGATCTGCAACACTAGAAAACGTATACATTGTATTCAGGACTCTTGTTTTGCGACAAAATTCATCAAGAGCCTTGTTTAAATAAATACGAATCTGAGCATCTCCCATTTCTGGATGATGTTGCTTTACTGTTTCTATTAATTGTTGTTGTGTCATATTCTATTTAGTCAGGGGAGCATAAAGCTCCCCCAACTTGTTTTGTTTTGTTATCAACCTGAGTGCTCTGCACCAGCATCAGCAACGGCTGCATGAGTTACATAATAGTTTGAACCATCACATAACACTTCAATCCAATCGCCTACAACTGCGTTACTTGCATCAAAAGTGACTTTATCAGAATCAGCAGTAATTGCTGTATTCGTGTCACCTAACTCTATACCAACCATTTTATCTGCAGTACCACCAATGATATCAAAATCATTAGCTCCTGCTGTGCCTAGAATAAACTTTGCAGTCCATCCTTTTGTTGTTACTACTGGAATAGTAATATCATAAGCACCAGCTTGTGAACAGATAAATGTTTTACCAGAGTCAGCCATTACTAAAGTTTTACTTTCAGCAAGAGCTTCAACGCCTGCACTTGAACCACTTAAATAAGGTCTAGCCATAATAAGCCTCCTTACGCTGT